GACTGGTACAATTCACACCCAGTCAGTACATTAAAACCACAAACTATTCAACCAAATTACAAATAAATAAAACATTAATAAACAAACCCAAACCAAAGAAACAAACAAATTTAACTAGGCATAAGTAAATATATATAAAAGAAAACCACAACTACCCTCGGAGTAACCCGATAGGAGGCCTGTGGCATGGCCCTTGAGACTAACTATAACCTCTTCACACAATCAGCGATGCTCATTTAAACGACACTCTAGCTTTTTGACGCATCAACCAATATCCATCATCACCCAACGACACAAAACATTTGGATTGTCTAGTCTCTGTGTTCACCGGAGGCAATGATAAATCAAATGTTTTCCTTGGAAAGAAAAGCTCGAATTGCTCTTTGCCAATACGAGACACTGACACTATTCCATCCAACATCCGTTGCATATCACTTATGGATCTTCCGACCAACTGAGCGTTACATTCCAAAAAAGCAGCATTACCAACTGGATCTCTTGGGACCTTGTTTATCCAATCCCTTAGTGACTCTTGATACTCAGTAAAATGTTGGTACGTCTTGAACCTATGCCCAGCAATCTTGATGATTTTACGTGAAATACTGGGCATTAATTTACCCTGCACTAACACATAACCACAGAAAGTTATGGGAACATCCAAGTCTAACTTAAATTCCAAAACAGTCTGGGCTGAAATAGCTTTGACAATATCTGAGTTGATTTTCAAGTTAGCCTGACGTTTGAACCCATCGTCACCTTTGATAGCCATAGCCATTGGTCCCTCTCCCCGTAACATAGCATTAAGTAATGCTCCCATCAGGACAGTGTTACCCAATAACGTCCCCGGTTCCCCACTGGTCTTGATAAACTGCATATTGGCTCGCACGTATTTTGATTGCATCACATACCTCTCTCTGAAGGAAAAATACCAATCCAAAAAGAAGTCAGAAATTCCAAGAGCTGCATATATATAACGCTCAATAAGCTGTGTAAACGGGCCTTGCCCAGAATCACAGGCAGCTGCATCTATCACCCCATTTATTGCCACGTCCGGAACGGAAGACATAGCCTTGTTAATTTTTTCCACGAACTCATCTTCAGACATGGCATTGTCATACACAACATTGGGATTCACCGATTTGAGCATTAAATCATTTAAAACACGAAATGCAACCATGAACTTCACATGTGCTTCCTTGGACCATGCTAAAATGCCTTGACCAGCCTTAGCTAAGTCGGTAGACGGGTCCTTGAG